TCAAGTAACAAAAGATTTAGGAACTGCAGGCGCAGCATTAACATGGGGCGGAAGTAGTGAAACAGATAATGCAGATGCAGCTGTATTATTAGGCCACGTTTCTATAAGTGATTGGTCTGACCTTGTAGATGTACAAATTGCAACTAAAACTAATATAGGTTTAGTATTAAAAGCTGCGGAAGGAACTCAAAGCATATTCTGTGCAGGCGTATGTAGAGGTGCGGCTAGTGGAGACCATGCAGTAGCTACTAATATTGACATTAGATTAGGCATAGTAAAAGATTAATGTTTACATCTAGAAAAATAACCACTATGGGTGGAAATAAATTAAGAGATGATTTTTCACTTACATTTGACGGTTCTGATGACTTTGTAGACTTTGGGGCAGATTCTAGCATAGCAATTAATTCGTCTGCTTTTACTTTATCTTTTTGGGTTAATTTTAATTCATTGGGTACATATTGTTTGATTGGTAAAGGCGCAAGCTTGTCTGGAGATGTAAGCTATAAAGGATTTGCTGTATCATATTTAAGCAACAAACTTTATCTTGATTGCCACGAAGGTGTAGAAACATACCATAGAGATACTGCTCGTACAGATACAGTTACTATAGACGTTGGTAGATGGTATCATATAACCGCTGTTAGGCCTGCAGGTAACGCTGACGGTAGAGCAATCTATCTTGATGGATTAGATAAAACAGCATCTGGAAAAGGCGACAATAATGATACTGATGATTTAGATGATGGAAGCGTAAACCTTTTTGCAGCTAAAGCTTCTCAAGGTTCGGAAAGAGAGGCTGCAGTAAAAATATCTGATATTGCTCTTTACAAAGGTATTGCCATGAATGACGCTCAAGTTAGAACTTTATATAATGGTAGGGAACCTTACAACCATGCAGAAGGCTCTATGTCAACTTATTTAAGTGGATGGTGGAGAATGGGTGATGGTTTAGAACATGGTTCTGGAACAACTATTTTTGATATGAGCACTAATACTAATAATGGTACTATGACAAATATGGCTGCAGATGATTTTATAGGAGACACTCCATAATGTATGAAAATAGAAAATGGGTAATAATAAATATTTCTGATGTTACTGATGAAATGTTAGAAAACTCTATACAAACATCAGCAGACACATTAAGACAATCATTAGATGGTACTAAAGCTATACTCAAATGGGATGGAAATACTCCAGATTGCTTTGATGGTATGACGACATACTCACATAGTGAAATTTTAACAGAACTAGCAAAAAGTTCTTGGAGTGAAGATGTTGAATAAAAAATATAAAAAACCTTTAAGCGCTATTAAAGGCGGTAAAATGAAAGGGCCTTCTCATAAAGATGGTGGTATTATCATTGAAGTAG